CCTCAGGATTATCGGAAAATATAGATTTGATATGCGCTAATTGTAGAGTGATAAATCCCGGTCAGCTAGGTTCTGCATTTTCCGGGCATAATGGCGGTTTTACTATGGAATATTCCAATTGGTATATAGAGAATTGTTATGTGGAGGGTTGTGGATCTGTTATAGGAGATACGTCTCTAGTAAATCACGTACATGTTTATAATATTACATTAAAAAATTCAGGCTCCTTAAGGGGAAGTACTGGCCTAGAAAATAAGATTACATATTGCACGGTATTTGGAACGATCGTTCAAAATATTGGAAATAACGGATTGTTAGTTAGCGGAACAGAAATCAAAGATATAGAGCTGATAAATGCAAGAATCAAAATAAAGGTGACTGATACCACACGCCAAGTTGGGTATTCGTTGTATTATAAGTCAGTTACGGACTCCAAAGCTATTGAAAGCCTAAAGATATGTAATTCTGTAATAGAGTGGGAAATGCCCGAAAGCTTCACCCCTACAACAGCCATATTTGTTTCTGTAGACAATACATTGGACAATGCGAGATGTAATTTTGACAATGTCATATTCGCAAGCGATAAGAATTTGTTGCTAGGTCGTGTAGATACTGTACATTTCACTAATAGTCTTTTTACAAATGTTATATTAGCAGGAGTAAGTAAGTCTGATGTATTACAAGATTGTATGGAGATTTCTAAAAATGATTATGACTACTCATGTCTTGTTAGCAGGGCAAGGGTAAACAACGGAGTGCTTGTTGTAGGGTAACTCGGAAAGTTATCAGTAACACTCAAAACATATATTTATGATACGAAAATTAATCATCAGAATAATGAACTATCTGTCCGTTGAAGTGCATCCGGATGCGGAATGGTAAAAGTGGAACAGGATATATGGAGCTTAATACAATAAACAAAACAGGTACTTGGAGCGAAACGGCAGACCGCATCAACAGCAACTTTAGCAAGATCTCCATTGAGGTTGAAGAGATAAAGCAGAACGGCGGTGGCGGCAGTGGTGGCGGAGGCGATGTCACTAACGCCGACCATGCCACATCTGCATACACGCTGGATAAGAATACGCCTGTGCTTGACTGGTTCTTATCCGCATTGAACGATGATGATGCGCAAGGGGTCATTAATTACCTCAAAGGTCTTAAGATAGCCGGGAATCTGATAAACCGCATCGTAAAGCAGGGTGACAAGGATGTCACCTACACCGATGAGGATGTGATGAGCGCATTGCGTGTAATGACTGAGATAGAGAACAGTGCGGAGAAGCTGAAAGAGATATTCGTGCGGAAGGACGTGGCGGATTCCACTAAATTTCTTCTCAGTATGTTTGCCGGTGCTGTTTTCGGAAAGAATGGTTTTGCAAGCGGCTTAACCGGATTCGGAGCCAAGATATTCGATACAGGGCATGGGGAGTTTGAGAGCATGTTTATCCGCCGGTTTCTCGAAGTTCCCGAATTAAGATACAATCGTGTGATGGTCACGCTGGGCGACAAGTGGCGTGCGCCCGGAGCCGGCATTATAGAAACAGTAGATACAGGGACCAAGACATGTACGCTTAAGCTGGAAGATGGTGAGATTGGTGCTGTCGCAGTAGGCGATATCTGTATGGGTATCTATCATAACATCACCGGGAACGCTACGGAGGATTACGACGATGGAAAGGGTAACAGACGTTTTGCCGGATTCTGTACAGTCTATTTCACGGTTACGGAAGTTACAGGTGAAAGAAACGAAACATTCAAGTACCAGTTGCGCCCCACTTCTTCATCGTGGTCTTCTTCTTTCGACCCTTTTGAGATGATGACTTTCGTGGCATACGGCAGCTTTACTAATACGGAGCGCCAGACCTCAGTCTACGAAACAAGGACTTACACCCGTATGTTGTGGAAACAGAATACATGGGAGATATCCGCCGCCAATGTTGCCCTACAATATGGCGACCTTTCCAATCTGAATATATTCGGACTGAACATGGACGGTTATTCCATGTATCTGAATAATATATATATGACAGGTATCATCAAGCAGATAAAGCCGGATGGAACACCTGTGCAGACTTTGAATTTCCGTGAGGAAGGCTATATACCTGGCGTACATTACGATTACTACGACAGCTTGTCTTATAACGGAAGCATGTGGGCGTGTATCAATGAGGATGGTTCGTCCTCTGTACCGGGATCTAATGGCGACTGGCTGGAAATTGCGTCTAAAGGTGATACGGGAACACCGGGAGCACCGGGAAAGGACGGTGTGAGCGTGACCAATAGCGGTCCGTGGTATTCCGGCTTGGTAGTTCCCAAAATGAGTATCGTTACAATGGGAGGAAGTTCATTCCTTTCCAAGGCATCCACTACGAATCCTCCCTTATGGTGCTGGACGGACAATGCCGGCAACCGGTTCACTTTCAACGATGGCGGATATTGTCTTACAGGCGAGATAAATACCGACGAATATGAACTTCTTGTCCAAAGCGGAAAAGACGGAAGGGATGCGAAAGATCATGAGTTTATCTTCACGAACACCACAACGAATACAAGACCTTCCACTCCGGAAACATCACAGACTGACGATTATGTGCCTTCCGGCTGGAATGATGATCCTGTAGGCGTGTCGGCAAGCATACCCTATGAATGGGTAAGCAAAAGGACAAAGAAGGACGGTATATGGGGTGCTTTCTCTACTCCCGAACCGTGGGCTAACCATTCGTTCAATGCGATCAGTGCCGACCTGGATAACCAGATGGATAATGCTGCATTGGACGAAAATGGGAAAACTGTGGATGAGGTGTCAATTACGACAACAGCATCCATGTGGAACGGAGCAACAAAGCTTTCCCTTTCCTCCATATCCGTGCAGAGCGTGACAGGTGTAACATCCTCTTATGACTTGTCTACGGGTGATATTACATTATCTGTAGCGAAAGGAACGGCTCTTGCTGATCGTACTGAGATATCAATTACCGTGAAGGCTATGGCTGACGGTGTGGAACAGTCACGTGTACTCAAGTTCACGCTTGCCGGTGTACGTGGCGGTAAGAATGCGGTATTGTATAGTCTGGTCACTTCGGCGAGCAATATTGTGAAGAAGAAAGACGGTACGTATTCCGTTTCCGGGATTTCTGCAACGAGGATGAAAACAGTTGGCGGTGTTTCGGAAGTCACTACGGATGGAACCTTGAAATACGCCATAGATAACGGTTCTGAAATCAGTACCAGTAATGGTGCCTCTATTCCTTCTTCATCCATTTCTTCCAAAATCATATTTTCATTCTATGATGCGAAAGGTGTATTGGTTGATATAGAGAGCGTGCCGATGATTCAGGATGGCGTGGATGGACAGGGTTACACCCAGATGGGGCAGTTCAAGACCGGAATGGTCGTTCCCAAGATGGGTGTCGTTTCGATGGGTGGTGGCTCTTATGTAGCCAAGGCATCCACTACGAATCCTCCCTTGTGGTGTTGGACGGATAATGCCGGCAACCGGTTCACGTTCAGCGATGGCGGATACTGCTTGACGGGTGAAGTGAATACAGCCGAATATGACGTATGGGCTGAGAAGGGCGATACCGGAGAAAAAGGCGACAAGGGTGATGATGGTGAAAAGGGGGACAAAGGAGATAAGGGAGATCAGGGCGTACAAGGAATACAGGGCTGTATCATACGGGATTCCGAATGGACAACCGGGGTAACGTACAGAAATGACGAAGCCCTTACAAGCGGCACGCGGTATATTGATATCGTAATGGTGAGAAACAATAGTGCGGTGGACGGATGGGATGTTTATAAGTGTATTAAAACACATACATCTTCGTCTTCTATAACCTATACCAACACTACCTACTGGACGGAATTAAGTAATGTTGGTCCTATCTATACCAGTCTTATTATTGCCAAGAACGCCAGTCTTGATTTCGTCCAAGGCAATGAACTGATAATAAAGGACTCAAATAACAATGTTGTAGCCGGTCTTACAGGAGGAAGCAGCAAGGAAGCCGGTACGACACCTGTAAGGATATGGGCTGGCGGTGGTGTTCCGGGCAGTGCTCCGTACCGGGTGAATGAACTGGGTGAATTTGTTTCCACGAAGGCAAATGTGACAGGTATAATCACTGCCACTCTCTTCTATTCGCCGGGAAGCGATATGGATAGTCTGGCTGATTCGGAAGGTAACATGACTGTGAATCCTTCCACTCAGGGATCTACATTCTTTTCCGCTGATGGTCTTGGCGGAACCATAACCCTTCCTCCCGCATCATCATGGAACGGATTGAAACTGGAATTTGTAGTAGACATGACATCAAGGGTGGCTAAGAACCCGGACAAGTACAAGGCTACGAACTATTTCTGCGGACTGGCGGGATAAGACAGAAATTCAGATGGCAAGGCCTTATGTTTTGGAGATGAAGGCCTTTAACAACCATTGGTATATAACACGTATGGATTTAATTGAGTAAAAGATATGATATTACAAGCAGGTTATGATTGTTATCTGACACAGGCCGAGGATATGCCTCTGTCGGAACGAAGATTTGAAAATCAGGTGTTGATAAACAGCCCTGAGGATGTGGCTGTGTGGAAAGAGATCACATCGAAGCAGAAGGAGCAGATGATTGCCGAAGCATCATTTATTGATGTGGCGGCTATAGACGTTGAAGCACTTGACCGTGTGGATACGTTGCTCAATGATATCTCAGCGAATATCAACAATGCCGGGCTTACTACAGAAGAAGCATTGTCGAAGAAAGACTATTTTCCGGCATGGGAGGATCTGATAGGTACGGAGGTTGATGTGTCGTTCCGGTTCCGTTATGATGGTACACTCTACGAGGTTGTACAGAAACATACACCGCAGGAGGACTGGAAGCCGGGAACGGGTACGGAATCCTTGTACAAGGTTGTGCAGATAGAACACTCCGGTACATTGGATGATCCTATACCTTGGGTACATAACATGGTACTGGAGGAGGGCAAGTATTACACCGATAAGGAAGTTCTTTATCTCTGTATCCGTGACAGTGGAATAGGCATGGCATTCGATTTGGAAAATCTTGTTTCGGGTGGCTATGTTCAAGTGGTAGAAAATCAAGCAGTAATAAATAATTAAAAAAAAATACGATTATGGCAGATAAAAAATTAAATGAAGTATCGCAGTTGACGGACTTTGATTATGCTTTGGTTGTAAAAGGAAATGACGTGGCAAAAGTTACAAAACAGCAATTAGCTACAATCCTGGGGGAACTCTTGCCTACTGCAAGTAATGAGAAGAAAGGATTAATGCCAGCAGGAGGAGTATCAAGAATCCCTTCTTTTCGATACTCATCTGATAATGTGTATAAATTGGAGTATCCATTTTATGGCATTGTCGGTGGGCATTCAGACAGGGCCAACACAACTTCTTTATATGTTATGGAAGTAGATCGAATTTATAAGATTTATGCTACATCTGGTAATACTATTTCTTTCAAAAAAGATAGTGATGGAAATGTTTATGCAAGTGGTGGCGATGGTGGCTTTAAGTTTTATATTATCCCTTTCAATGGAAGGACTGTAGAAGTGTATAGCGGGGATATATCCAATTTTGAACAAATTAGCGTTCTATAATAGTTGACACTTTTTCTTTTATTGAAGCGACCTGGGGGGATTCTTGGGTATAAAAAACGGGTGGTCCGGTACAAGCCGGTTCCACCCGATCCTGATATGCACAACGCCATGTGCGGTGCAAAGGTAATCCATGTTTCTAAGAAGCCAATACAAAAGTTCTAAAATCTCCCCACTCTCCGTTCAAACAACGTCTGAAACCAGCAACATCAGCTCCCAAGCGGAATGCCATTTGAATTACATATCCTTGTCCATCGTTAAAAACTATCATTATGGAATAATTGAGAACAACACTAATTCCATTATCTCCGGTCACATGATACATTCCGCTTGCAGTTGCACTATTTACCTCTTCGTCTGTGGTCAATTTACGTTGTGGCATGAAAGGGTACAGATTCAAACTAGTGAAAAGTCCCCCCAGTGCTGCCGTTTTGCAAATTCGTTTGTACGGATAGTAGTAATCAAATATCTTTTGTAAAATTGACTTTATACCATTCTCTAGTATTATCTCCTCTTATAAAAATAGAAAAAGTTGATCCTGTATACTCTGTAACTATTTGAGTTTTACTACCATCGGACAATACAATCAGATTACCCCATGATTGCGAGAATGGCGCATTGGTATATGCCCCTTTAAGATTATATATTCCAGTTCCGCCAATTGTATTTAAATCAATACCGGGCTCTATACTCCCTTTTGTCGGGAAAAAAGGCAGAAGTCCCCCCAGATCGGTATCATGGACTTTATTCTGTTAAGATTTTAGTCCAATTTTGCCAATCGTTATACCATTGTATACGTTTAAATACATTATTGTGTCGGAAAAAAAACTGAAGTTTACAACTACTCGATCCGTCCATAAATCCCAATGTCAATAGACCTCCCGGTGAAGAATCTGTAGGTAAATTGGTAGAACCAATATATGCAAAAACAAATTCATTCATTGGGGTTTCATTAGCATCCACTACCTTCATTCCTTTATCCTTAATGCATGAGGCAATCCCTATCAGTCCCCCCAGAACAATTTTTGTGGTTTATTTTGTAAATGCAGAAGAATTTTTTTAACTTTAAAAACAAAAAGTTGAGTATGTTAGAGAAGATCAGATATCGTTTAGTTTATAACCGGCAAAACAAATTAAACCGACAGGGGACAGCCCTTGTACAAATAGAAGCCTATCTGAATCAGAGAAAGGTATACTTTAAAACCAATGTCTATCTAAAGCCGGAATGTTGGAGTAAGGATGGTGCCCAAGTAATCAACCATCCGCAGTCACAAGAACTTAATGCAATGCTATATGAGCATATATTGGAATTACAGGCTATAGAGTTAAGCTATTGGAAGAGAGGTCTTGAATCTAACTTATCCACATTGAAGGAAGCTGTAAGGAAGGGGGTAAAACCCGTGGTTTCGTTTCTTAAGTTCGCCCAACAGGTTATAGTGAATTCCGATAGGAAACCGGGAACCAAGGATAACATGCTGGGCACAGTAGCCACATTGAAGGAATTTCGGAACGTGATAGAGTTCACGGACATCAATTATACGTTTCTAAAGGAGTTTGACGCATTCTTGCGCAACAAGGGATTGAAAGTAAACACGGTAGGGAAACACATGAGAATACTTCGTACCTTGGTCAACGAGGCAATAAACGAAGGTTATATATTACAGGAGGCATATCCTTTCCGTAAGTTCAAGATCAAGCGGGAGAAGAAAGAACATAACTTCCTGATGCCTGTCGACTTGGAAAAATTGGAAAATCTTAAACTGCCGGACAGGAAGAACAACAGCCGACACATACTGGACGCATTTCTCTTCTGCTGCTATTGCGGATTGAGATTCTCTGATTTTAAACAACTTACCTGTAAGAATCTCGTAACAGTTGACGGAAAGGAATGGTTGGTCCTAAACAGCGTCAAAACAGGCGTGAAACTTAATATCCCGCTATATCTATTATTTAACGGAAAGGCACTGGGCATAATGCGGAAGTACGACAGTATCGAACAACTGGCTGCATTAGGCTGCAATTCCGACACCAACCGAACATTACAGAAATTGGGAAGAATGGCGCATATCGGCAAGAAGTTTACCTACCATACCAGCAGACACACTTGTGCCACTCTGTTGGTACATCAAGGCGTTCCGATAACCACCGTCCAAAAACTCTTGGGTCATACATCGGTCAAGACTACAGAGATATATTCCGAGGTGTTTGATGAAACGATCATCAAGGATCTGACAAGGGCTAACCAGAAGTATTATAATCGTAGGAATGTAAAACAAAATCAAATAAAATCTCAAAAATACCCGGAAAAATACCTCAGGCAGTAGAAATCTATAGAGGCTATCTGTTTTATACCCGTTTTTCAGACTTCGGTCCATCTTTATTTTCATTTGTCAATAAAAATACAAAACCGTTTGATTTGCCGTTCTATTAATTCTCTTCATTTGTCCTGCAAGTAAAAAATATTGCATTAATGGCAATTTTTTAAGAAGATTGGTTTTTGTTTCAAAATTGGCTCTTTATAACTAATTAATACAGTTTTCTTTTTGTATTTCGTTTTAGATTTGATATCTTTGCTATTGTCTTCTCGGGAGAATGGGATAGAGAGTAGGACGTGGATTGAACGGCTGCTGTGCTTTTTGCTGGCGGCTGTTCTTTTTTTATCTAAATGTTAAATATTACACAATGCAAGAAAATATATTGTGATTTGTTTTGCTATTACATCACAATATAGTATATTTGCATTGTGATAATAAAACAATGAATAATAACAATTAAAAGACAATAGAAGATTATGAAAGCGATAGTAGAAAATCCACTGATAAATTGTGAACCAGAAGTTTTACACCTTTTCGTTCAAATAATCAATGAAATCACTTCTTGTATGTCAGAAGACGAGTTAAAGGGCTGTATGAACTCTTTAACAGTACAATACCCTTACTTTAAACTGTTTTTCGATTATGGTTTTGAAAACAATCACATGTGGGTGAAAGAATCAGATTCCATGGAAACATTGATATTTGTTGAGTTCTAATCCGATATCCTTAAAAACAACAAGCAATAACAAACAAAAACATTAATTTATGGGAAGAGGACGATCTATTACCCTAGATCAAGAGTCTAGGGTATTATCCCTATATAAGGACGGGATAGCTATTAAGGAGATAATGAAGGAAACAGATATAAAGTCTGAGCAAACGATATATAGGATATTGGACAGCAATGGTGTGCCAAGACGTCCCAAGGTTAGAGGTGTAAGAAAAATATTTGTCACGATAGAGGAG